GAAGAAGAACAGATTCTGAAGACCGGAGGGCATACGGTGAACGATAACATCGTTATCAAACCGATCCCTTCCAACTGGGGAAAAATCAGTTACAACGGCGCCTTTTTAATGGTTGAATAAAGGAGAAATATTATGGCACAGAACGTAATCATCAACGGCGTGACCTATTCCGACGTGCCGGAGGTGGATATTCCAAAAGCAGGCGGCGGTACTGCGAAATTTTTCGATTCCGCAGGAACGAACGTGGAGGCCGCCAATGTTCTTTCCGGCAAATCATTCATCGGTCCGAATGGTCCGGACTCGGGAACCATGCCGGAAAACGGCGCTGTCGCAGGCGAGATCGACACTAAAAACGGCAGCGTGACGATCCCGGCGGGACATACCAGTGGCGGTACCGTTTCGATTAAAGCCAGCGCGGTGGCGGATCTTGCATCCTCGGCGCTGCTGGCGGGCAAGACTGTTCTCGGCGTGCAGGGCCAGCTTGTGATGCCGGTGATCAGTCAGGACAGTACCACGAAGGTACTCAGCATCAGTTGACGGGGGTTCGTTATGGCGCAGAACATCAGTCTGATGGGGGCGTCGTATCCGAACGTGCCATCCGTCAGGCTGCCGAAAACCGGAGGCGGTCAGGCAACCTTTGTCGACGTTACAGGGGCTTCGCTTTCGTCTTCGGACGGAAACAAAGTGCTGACCGGCCAGACGGCATACGGTAATGACGGGAATAAAATTATCGGCACGCTGCCTGATTTTTCGACGTTTCCGTTATGTTGTCAGTCAATGTCGGTGCAGATCATCACCTGCAGCAGCAGCACGCAAAGACTCAATCTTCCGGCGACAAATCTTGGCGGCCGGCCGATATCTTTTCTGTTTGCCAGTGTATACGGAGCGACGCCGCTTTCGGATATTTCCACTACCGGATCAAATTTGACATATAGTTTTCTGACGGGCGCGTATACAAAAGACTATCGGTTTGTCAATTCGTCCGGAGACGCCAGACAAACCTATTATCTTGCCGCGAGACCAGTATATTCCAGCTGGAGCGCACACGTCAGTTACGACGTTACCGCTGCGGCCGGAAGATTCACCATTGAGAACGAATCGGCTCTGGCAAGCGGCGGGGCATATATTTTGCTGTCAAACGGCTATTTTCGCAGCGGAGCGACATATGAAGTTCTGATCGGAGGGTAACGTTATGTACTATTACGTGATGGAAGACGACGGGCTGATTCAATACGTGATGGCCCCTACGCCCCCGGCAATTCCATATCGGATGCTGACGAGAGAAGAATATGAGGCAGCTTGCGGCGCATTGCTGGAAGACGAATAACTATAAGCCGCTTTTGCGGTCTTTTTTGTTTTTAAACGAGATTTTTATGAGAGGTGAAAAATCAAAATGAGTGATTTTACTCCTAAGACAAGATTGGAAAAGATCCTTTGCGGGGTGGTGACGACCGCCAAGACCCGCCTTGAAAAAGCAGTGAAGTACGCGGTGGAGAACGCCGGAGGCGGCGGCGGCGGTGTAATTGAATCGAATTTCGTCGTTTCCATTGATTCCGAAACCGGCAAGCAGATCATCACGGGAGACAAAACGGCGGCGGAACTGTTCGACGCGTGCGCTGCAGGCAAGAAGGTTTTTGGGGCGTGTACGATACAGGATGGTGAGAATCCGATTGTTCTGCGAAAGACGCTTGCGATCGACGGCCAGGTGATCGGTGACGATGAAGAGGCTGTTTATGAGTTCTGTTTCTCGACTGTTTCCCAGGAAGAAGGCCTTATGGGCTTTTTGGCAGCGAATCTTTCCGCCGACGACACCGTGGTGTTTACGCAGGTGTAACCTGATTTACAAGAGGTGAAAATTCAAAATGGCAAGAAAACCTGATTTCAGCGGGTGGGCGACGCGGTACGGGCGCAAGTGCAGCGACGGGCGGACGATCATGAAGAACGCCTTTGACTGCGACGGCGCGAGGGTGCCGCTGATCTGGAACCACGACCACGACGATCCGTCGAAGGTGCTGGGACACGCCGATCTGAGCTTGAAAAACAGCGGCGTGTGGGCCGATTGTTTCTTCAACGATACGGAGAACGGACAGATCGGCAACGTGATCGTTCAGCACGGGGACGTGGTGGGCCTTTCCATTTACGCCAATCACCTGAAGCAGAACCGGCAGACTGGCGAAGTGAGCCACGGCGAGATCAAGGAAGTTTCGCTGGTGCTGGCCGGAGCGAATCCCGGCGCGTTCATCGAGCAGGTTCTGCAGCACAGCGACGAAGACGACATCGGCGTGTTCGTCAATATGGAACCCGAATTCGAGCTGTTTCACGGCGACGACGAGGAGGACGAGGAAGCGCTTGTCCACGCCGAAGACGCGGAAGAGGCCGACGATAAGAAAAAAGAAAGCGAGGGCAAGAAACCCATGGCAGACAACAAAGAAAGAACTGTTCAGGACGTCATCGACGAGATGACCGAGGAACAGAAAAACGTAATGTACGCGCTGATCGGCCAGGCGATCGAAAACGAACGCAACGGCGGCGAGGCGGAACACAGCGACGAATACGACGATGAGGAGGACGAGATCGTGAAACACAACGTGTTCGACAACGACGCCGCGAAAGGCGGCAACTATCTTTCCCACAGCGACATGGAAGCGATCTTCCGTGACGCGAAGCGGCTGGGCAGCCTGAGAGAGGCTGTCAACGAGCATCTGGACGGCGGCGTGCTGGCCCATACCGGCACCGTGCCGACCACCGGCATGGACGTGGCTGTCGGCGAGCAGGACTACGGCGTGAATGATATTTCCATGCTGCTGCCCGAATACCACAACCTGAACAATCCGCCCGAGTTCATCGGCAGAAACATGACTTGGGTCGCCAAGGTCATGGCGGGCGTCAAGAAGAGCCCCTTCAGCCGTGTTCGCAGCACCTACGCCAACATCACCGAGGATGAGGCGAGAGCGAAGGGTTACATCAAGGGCCATCAGAAGAAGGAAGAGGTCTTCACGACTCTGAAACGCACCACCGACCCCCAGACCATCTACAAGAAACAGAAGCTGGACCGGGATGATATTCTCGACATCACCGACTTCGATCTTGTGGCGTGGCTGAAGGGCGAGATGCGCACCATGCTGGACGAGGAAAAGGCCCGCGCCATCCTGATCGGCGACGGCAGACCCGCCGATTCTGAGGATAAGATTCAGGAGACTCATATCCGGCCTATCGTGAAGGACGTTCCGCTGTTCAACATCAAGAAGGTCATCACCATCGATCCCGAAGAGGCTGCCGAGGCCAAGGACGAGGCGAGCTACACCGCGAAGCAGTACATCAAGGAAGCCCTGAGAGCCCGCAAGGACTACAAGGGCAGCGGCAACCCCACCTTCTTCACCACCGAGGACGTGCTGACCGAGATGTTGCTGATCGAAGACGAGATCGGCCACCGCATGTATAAGACCGAAGCCGAGCTGGCGACGGCGCTGCGTGTGAAAGATATCGTGACCGTGGAGCCCATGGAAGGCTACAAGATCGACGGCAACGATCTGATCGGCGTGATCGTCAACCTTGCCGACTATAACGTCGGTGCGGACAAGGGCGGCGAGACGACCCTGTTCGACGATTTCGATATCGACTACAACCAGTACAAGTACCTGATGGAATGCCGTATGAGCGGCGCGCTGGTGAAGCCCTTCAGCGCTATCACGCTGGTGAAGGCTGCCGGTTGATCATAAGAAGAGGAGGCGGTGACCGTGGCACGATTTGCCGGTATGGTCGGTTTTGCGCTCGCCAAGGACCCGGGGGATGACAACGACGTCTGGGTGGAGGAAATGAGCGAGCGTTTTTACCGTGGGACGGTTTTGCAAAACGTGAAACGGTATGAAAGCGGAACCGGCGTCAACGACAATGTGGTGCTGAACGAACGGGTCAGCATCGTTGCGGACCGCTTCTTTCTTGAACACTACGGCGCGGTGCGCTACGTAGTGAAAGGCGGGGTCAAGTGGAAGGTGACAAGCGTTGACCCTCAACGGCCCCGCCTGATTCTGACGCTGGGGGACGTATACAATGGATAGAGCGGCACACACGGAGAGACGGCTTGAACTGAGCCGGAAATTCAAAATGATCGCGCCGAACGTGTATTACCAGCCCCCGGCGACAGCAAAGATGTCGTACCCGTGTATCCGGTACGAGTTATCCCGGTTTTACTCCGTTCACGCGGACAATCTGCGGTATATGAAAAAACCGCGTTACACCGTGACGGTGATCGACCGGGACCCTGACAGTAAAATTCCCTTCGAACTGATGGAATTTCCCCTTTGCAGCTTTGACCGGCATTACGTGGCGGACAATCTGCACCATTGGGTGTTCGGGATTTATTATTAGAAGAGGTGAAACACGATGAGCCTTGGTTTTGAACCAAAAACCAGACTGGAAAAGATTCTTTGCGGGGTGGCAACGGTTGCCAAGACCCGCCTTGAAAAGGCTGTAAAGCATGCAGTCGATAATGCCGGAGGCGGCGGCAGCGGCGGCAACGGCGCTATGGTCGTGCACCTGACACCGGCTGAAAACCAGTATGTAGCCGACAAAACACTGGCTGAGATCTTCGAGGCGTTTTCGAATGATATTCCCGTTTTTATTCTCAACAAAGGGGACATGATGCGGGTGCGTACGTGCGAGGAAGACGACGGTGATTATGAAATTTACGCTTCCGTTATGTTTATCGACGGGGGGACCGTCGTTGAACATTATGCTGAATGGCGGGAAGGAAGCGGCGGTTTTGCATGGAACACCAGCTGGCGTACTGTGGAGCCTTTCGAGCACGTGTTCAAAGTCACAGGAACTTTCGGCACAGACGGCAGCAACAAGACGACTATCACGCTGGATAAGTCTGCGGAAAGTTGTTACGATGCTGTCGCCGCCGGAAAAGCTGTTCTTATGAAAAGCTATGCCGATGAAAATGCGGTAGAAGAGGTCGTTCGGCTTTCTGCGAAGAGGATATGGGGCAACGACGGCTATGCCGGCTATCAATTCTATTTGACCAATGAATCCGGAACAGGGTTCGCTTCCGCTGTGCTCAACGGAGGGGACACCCTGGTTGTGACGGAGACCGGTAATTAACATTATATTTTAGGAGGAAGAAGATATGCCTGATACTTACAAAACCCTTGAATGGGACAAAACCAATGAAAGATATTTCGAGGCAGGTGTGGACAAATGCGTTCTCTACAAGATGAACGCGGATAAGACGTACGCAAACGGCGTTGCCTGGAGCGGCGTGACTAATATCACCCAGAATCCTACCGGCGGCGAGGCGAATGATATTTTTGCCGATAATATCAAGTATGCGTCCATTCGCGGCGCTGAGAGTTATGAAGCTTCCCTTACGGCGTATACGTATCCCGATGAGTGGATGGAATGCGACGGCAGTAAGACGCCCGGTCTCGGCGTGTATATCGGCCAGCAGAAAAGAGCCGGCTTCGGTCTTTGCTACAGAACCTTGATCGGCAACGGAGATCTTGATCTTAACGGCGCTGACGACTATATGCTGCACCTGGTGTACGGCCTTACGGCGGACCCTGCCGAGCGTGCATACGATACGGTTAATGAAGACCCCGAGGCGATCGAGTTCGAATGGAACATGAAGAGCGTTCCCATCAAGATTGCCACTCCCGGCTTCCGTCCCACTTCGATTCTGACCATCGATTCCAGAAAGTTTAAGACCGAACAGGAAAAGGCCCTCCTCAAGGCTCTGGAAGATACTCTCTACGGCGTTTCTACCGACGCCACCACGTCCGAGGCAGGGTCCCCGGCTACTCTGCCCACTCCTGACGAGGTGCTCGATATTCTTGAACTCACGCCTGCCGGTTAATTTGTGAAAGGAGACTGACCATGGTACGAAAAACCGTGCGTTATACGGATTTCAACGGTCAAAACGTCGTTGAGGATCTGTATTTTAACTTGTCAAAAGTTGAATTGATTCGGCTTAGTGCCGAATACGGAGGGGACCTTCCTGCGGCGTTGCGAGGCATGAAAGACAGCGGCAACGATACAGAATTTGCGCTGTTCCTTGACCGAATCTTTCTTGACGCATATGGCATCAAGAGTGAAGACGGAAAAAGGTTTATCAAGTCTTCGGAGCTCAGAGAGGCATTCAAACAGTCTATCGCATACGAAACCCTGTTTGAAGATGTATTCTCAAGCGAAGACGAACTGATCGCCTTTGTCGAGGGTTTGTTCCCGCCTGCCCCTGCCAGCAATACGCCGGCGGCATAACGATCGGGGGCTCGTTATGATCGAAATCAAGCTTCAGAAGAGCGAACGGTTTGATCATTCTACGCAGTCCTTTGTTTACGAGGAGGAAACGGTTCTCCAGCTTGAGCATTCGCTTCGCGCTGTAGCGGAGTGGGAATCAAAATGGAAGAAACCGTTTCTCTCTTCTCGTAAAACTGGCGAAGAGTTTGTCGACTATATACGCTGCATGAGTGAGGCCACGGTTGAAGAAAACGATTTGATGCGACTCACTGAAAACGATTTGCAGCGCATAGAATCGTATATAAACGATCCTATGACTGCAACTAAGTTTTCGGATAAAAAAGGCGGAGCTCGAAAGATTATAACTAACGAAGAAATATACTATCTTATGGCAAAATACGGAATACCGTTTGAATGCGACAGATGGCACTTAAGCAGGTTGTTGACTCTGATTCATGTCTGCGCTGCTAAAAACGCAGGGCCAAAGAAGATGAGCCTTTCAGAGTCTGTGAGTTTGCAAACGAGGCTTAATGAGCAGCGAAGAAAACGAACTGGTAGCAAAGGATAGAAAAATGTCTAAAAACACAAGGGCTTTTCAAAATACTGAGAAATGGCTTCGTCATGTCATGGATCTTGATTACTCAAGAATTCTCGAAACGTATGGAAAAGAAGGCGTAAAAAGACTTTCAGAGGCTACACCTGTTGACACCGGAAATACGGCAGGACAGTGGCGTTATGAGATAAAAAGAATAAATCGTAACCGGATCGCACTTATATGGCACAATGATAATGTTCACGACGGGGCAAATATCGCAATACTTTTGCAATATGGACACGGTACCGGCACAGGAGGATATGTTGTTGGGACCGATTACATAAACCCAGCGCTTCGAGATGTCTTTGCGGAAATCAATGATCAGATATCAGCAGAGCTTAGAGGCAAACGATAGACACAATATGGAGGAGATGATCAAATGCCTACAGAGGTTGACAGCCATATTTCCAAGATAACTCTTGACAGCGCCGGGTTCGAAAAAGGCGCAAAAAAAGTTTTAGACGCAATTGACGAGGTTAACAAGGAGCTGTCATTTAAGAAAGCGCTTTCAGCTGCCGATAAGCTTACATCTACCATAAACGTTGTGTCGAAAACAATGCAGCGGTCTTCGGCAGTTGTCGTTAATTCCGTCGGTGATATCGGAGTATCATTTGTTAAACTGTCGAAAAGCGCTGATGCAGCGTTTTCCGCCGTGTGGGACGTTGCCTCGGCGTGTTTCAATAAAATAAAATCCGCATCAAGCAATACTGTTTCTGTCGTAAGAAACGGTATGGAAGAAATCGCTTCGGTAATTTCGAACGGCGAAATCGAAGGGGCGGTTTCTAAAGTTGCGGACCGAACGGCGTCAATTGTCGAAAGATCCGTATCAAATATTCGCAATGACATATCGTCGAATTTATCTTCAACGGTGTCTGAGGTTGGAACTGTTTTCGACGGGCTTTCTATTAGGATATCAAGTGCTTTTATCGACGCCACAACTCCGGTGTATCGTTTCTCGTCAATATTGCACGAAGCCCTTTCGATAGGTATCTACGATTCTGTGAATCTGACGGAAGGGGTAACTTACATCACTTACGCCCTTCTCAGTTCCGTAAGTGCCGCCGAGCTTTTTCTCAGGAGAATGTCGGATATCGACGCGCTTCAAGCCCAAGGGTTTGGGCCTTCGCCTACTGTAAGCGAAGAGCGGTCTCCTGATGATATACGCAGCACGGCCGAGAGCACTGCTGCGGCGGCTCGAAAACTTGGGGACGATGTATCTGCGGCTGGGGAAAAAGCTGAAGAATCCGTTAGAAAGGCCGGTGACGCCGCAGAAGAAGCCGGAGAGAAAGTTGCGAAATCTGCCAAGAAGGCCGGTGACGCTGCCGAAGAAGCGGAAAAGAAAACTTCGGGCATTTCGGAAAAATTCACGCAGCGTCTTACGCAAGGAAAAATATTCAATACCGTCGACAAGGTCATGCGAACAGCGAATACCCTTAAAGACGGTGCTGATGTTGTGTCTGACGCGTCTTCGTCGGTCAAAAAAGCCGTCGATACTATAGGCGCTGTTGGGAAAGCCGTAGACGCTCTCGACCCGAAAGTCGAAGCGGCAGGAAATACTGCCAAAGCATCTGCCGGGAAGGTAACAAAAGCGGCAAAAGATGCTTCCAACGAGGCCAAGGCTTCCGCCGAACAAGTAAAGAAATCCGCTACCGAAGCAGCAAAGACTGCATCCGACGCTTCAGGTGCCACTGAAAAAAAGGTGTCCGACAGTGCGAAGAACATCAAAGCCGAGACAACAAAAGCGGCAAAAGATGCTTCTAACGAAGCCAAGGCTTCTGCCGAACAAGTAAAGAAATCCGCTACTGAAGCAGCAAAGACTGCGTCCGAAAGCGCAAAGAACGTCAAAGCCGAGACAACAAATTCGGCGGAAACAACCGCCGGCGCAGTAAAGAAAGCCGCGAAGACGGCCGAAGAGGCGTTTAAAGACGCTCCGGAGAGTGCGAAGTCGGCCGTTAATGCCCTGACGAGTATCGACAAAGCTGCTTCAGGCGTCTTTTCGACATTTAAAGACGCTAAATCGGACGCCAACGGTGTGCTCGGTAACATTTCAAAATGGAGCAACGTTGTATTTAATGACTTCGGATCAGCAACAGAAACGATAGGAGACGCTTTTAAGAACGCCCAAAAGCTCGTTTCTGATTTTTCCAAGGAAAATGGGTCTGCGGAATCAACTTTCGGGAAAGTAGCAGACGGGCTCAAAAAACATTTTTCAGAGACTGCTTCCGGCATGGGCGAAGCGTTTACGAACACGTCCATACTTATTAAGGACCTTGGCGAAAATAGCGGAACGTCGTTCGGAAAAGTATCCTCCGCAGCATTAAGCGCCGGAGGTGATATCGGGGACGCGATGAGCAAAATCGGCACGTCTGTATCAAAGATGTCAGAGGTTGTCGATAGGGCAAAAGAAAAGTCCAAAGGGACTTTCGGATCCATTTCTGCGTTGTCGGTTATTTTTTCGAAAGACTTTTCGGAAGCTATGGGCTCTGTTGGAGAGGCAATAAGCAGTACCGTAGGCATTTTCGGAAAAGTTCATTCGAGCATTAAAAACACGATAGACGTCATCAAAGGCGTTTTCTCGTCAGATATACACGCCGAAAATGTTGAGCAAGCGTCAGCGCAGGCGGAAAAAGCTACTGAAAAAATGGCCGAGACGGCCGAAACATCCGCCGAAAGGACAAAAAACGCTGTATCGGGTGTTTCGTCGGCAGCCAAAGAAGCGGCTGCCGACATGAAGGACACAGCTGAATCCTCGAAAAGCGCGGCAAAAGTTGTGGAAGCATCTTCCGCAGCTATTTCTATCGCGCCAAAGATAGCTAAAGCCGCGCTTATAGCAGGCGCAACCGCTGCCGGCGTCGCAATCGTCGCAAAAATCGTTTCTGTTGCAAAAGACGCAAATAAAGCTATAGCGGACGCGTTCGATTCGGCAAAAAAGACCATTGACAAGAAAATCGAATCTATCAAACACAGTTTCGATAAGATTCGAGACTTCTTTAAAAATGGGTTCACAAAAGACGAGTTCGCGAAGCTTGTTTCCGAAGATATCGACAAGATTAAGAAAAAGATATCTGAACTTACCCCTCATACCAGTGAAGCCCTTGGCGAGTTAAAGCGGACAATATCCAATCATCATCTGTTGATTACGCAAGCGATCCAGTATTCGTGGGATCAGATATACAAACGGATCCATGATAAATTGGCGGAAATTCACGCAGCCGTTTCGGCCACATTCGAATCGATCCGGAAGGTGTTTTCCAAACCTATCGATTCTGTGAAATCCATAGGCGAAAAATTCTCCGGGCATTTTTCGAAAGCAAAAAAAGAAGCCGACGAGTTTAGAGAATCTATCGATGCCGCAAAAAAAGATATCGACGCCGCTACGGAAGCAGCAAAGAATTTCGAGTCCGCAGTAGAGTCTGCAGTGAATGCAGCACCAAAAACGGCTGACAGTGAAGCGGATATGTATGCGAATTTGATGCATTCTGTGCATCAGCAGCGCGAAGACGAAGCTGCGCGAAGGGATGCTCCTCCAGATTTAGAGAGATATACGGAAGACATAGCAGCCGCCACTGGAGCCGTCAAAGAAAGCACATCTGCTACCGAGGACTATAACGAAGCTCTTTCAAAAGCGGCAGATAGCCTTCCGGATATTGCCGCGAAAGAGGAAACCTACGCTGATGGGCTTGCTGCGGCAAGTTCCGCCGCTTCGGACGCTTCGGACGCGGCAGCCGACGCGGCTTATTCTGAACAGTCTTTCGACGAACAGCTGAGAGCTGTCGTAGGGTCCGGTAAAGAGGCTGCAGAGGAAACGAAATCTTTCGGCGAACAGCTTCGGGAAGTAGTCGGTTCAGGTAAAGAGGCTTCAGCGGAAACAAAATCTTTCGATGAGCAGCTTCAGGAAGTAGTCGATTCCGGCAAAGAGGCTTCAGAGGAAACAAAATCTTTCGATGAGCAGCTTCAGGAAGTCGTCGGCTCAGAAGGCGAAGCAAAAAAAGAAACTAAATCTTTCGCGGAACAACTGGATGAAGCCGAAGAGAAATTTGATATTCTCGGAGACGGCGCTAAGGACAGCGCCAAGGATTTCGAGATATTCGGAGATGCTACAAAAGGCATCTTTGCCGTGCTTAAAAGTTTTTCCGGAAAAGGTGAAAGCGTTTTCAGCAAGCTCGGGGACGTAATCAAAGGTGTTGGCGAAGATACTTCCGCGCTCGGAAAACATATCAAAGATGATACCGGGTTTGTTGTCGCTCTCGGGGCTGCTTTTAACCTGCTAAAAATTATAGGCCCTGATAAGATCCTGGATATTATTAAACGCCGTCACAAGGAGAATACCGAGGAAGCTGAAAAATCTTCCAACGCCATTGATATTCTTGCCGGAAATTTCGGGGCGCTTGAACAAACTATATCCAACGGTCTCGACAAAGCAAAAGAGGGTTTTGTCGGAACGGCAAAGGACGTGCTTAATATTTCCGCTGCGTTTGCCGTTGTTGAAAGAGCTGTCAACAGGGCCATAGACGCCGGTAAGAATTTTGTTAAGTCGCTTTCTGTGGACAGAGTCGCAGACGGTTGGAGAGAATACGAACTGAAAGTTAATTCTGTCCAGACCATCATGCAGGGTACCGGGGAGCCGTTGGAAGTCGTTGAGGCAAAGCTCGACGAGCTGAATGAATACGCTGACAGAACTATTTATTCGTTCAGTGATATGACGGACAATATCGGTAAGTTCACAAACCAGGGCGTAAAACTTGAGGACGCCGTGGCCGCGATGAAGGGTATTTCAAATGAGGCGGCGCTTTCAGGGGCGAGCACACAGCAGGCGAGCAACGCCATGTATAATTTCGCGCAGGCGCTCAGCCTCGGCTATGTTCAGAACGTTGACTGGAAATCCATTGAAAACGCCATGATGGCGACCGTCGGATTTAAGGAAGAATTGATAAAAACCGGCGCGGCGCTTGGCACGCTGACAAAAAAAGAAGACAAGTGGATTTCTACAACAAAGGACGCAAACGGCCATATCAGCGACGCATTTGACGCATCTTCCGGCTTCCGAGACAGTTTGAAATCACAGTGGCTTACCAACGAGGTTCTGATTGAAACCTTGAAACGGTATGCCAATGAAGAAGAAGAACTCGGCAGAAAAGCATACGCAGCCGCCCAGGATATAAAGACTGCTACGCAATTGATGGATACGCTGAAAGAATCTGTAGGCAGCGGTTGGGCTAAGACTTTTGAGCTTATTATAGGCGACTTTGAAGAGGCAAAAAAGTTTTGGATAGACATCAACAACCTGGTAAGCCCGGTTCTCGACGCAATTTCAGACAAACGAAACAACCTTGTCCAAGGCTGGAAGAACGGGGGCGGTCGAGATAAGCTTATCACGTCTTTGAAAGAGGGCCTGCAAGGCATTGTCGACATCGCAAAAGCTGTAAAAGACGGTTTATCAAAGGTGTTTGCGCCTTTAACGTCAGAAAAGCTTTTGAACGCAACAAACAAAATCACGAAATTTTTCGACAAGCTGAAGCCCGACGAGGGAAAGCTCGGAAAAATCAGTGAGATATTTCAAAAGATTGGCGACGTGTTTCTCTCGGTCAAAGGCATATTCTCAGACGTATGGGGCTATATTATCGGTACGCTGAAGCGCAACGACAACACGACAGTCATCGGGTCGATGGTGAAGAGCTTTAGTGACGGTACTCAGACGATAACCGGGACTATCGACAGAATTCTCGATCGCGTTTCTTCGTTTGCCGACTCGCTTAAAGGCTTTATCGATCGGGTAAGAACTTATGTGCAGGCAAATCGGGACGAGATAAAAACTTTCACGCAGGGAATTATCGATGTTATCAATGCCGCGAAAAAGGTTGTTGGCGCGGCTTTATCGAACATCAAGTCTGCTTGGGGCAATTTGCTTCCGTGGGTTTCCGGAGTGATTTCCGGGGCCATTGAAGCGATCGGAAAGTTGATGAGTAAAATCGCGTCGTTTATCTCTAAGCATGACAAGTTGATTCTGGCCATAGCTGGCGGAATCAAAATGTTTATTACAGCCAGAGGAATTCTGACGCTTCTCCTGCCCAAAATACTCGCCGTTTCAGGAGCAATTACCAAGGCAACCGTTGCGATAAAGACGGTGATCGCCACGATCAAGCTGATAAAAGCTCTCAAACTTGGAACAGCTGTCAAAGGCTTGGCCGGGCATATCGTAAAAATTCTCAACGCTGTTTTGCCGGCTCTCAACGCCGGGTTAAAAAAAATGGGGATCGAGCTCGGCGATATAGTGCACGACATGGCAATGAGCGCGCTCAAAACGATGGCCCTGAATGCCGCTATCATGGCGACGGTTGCTGCTGTAACTGCTGCTGTTGCTATCTATCGTAAGTGGAAGGAATCGCTTAGAGAAGCAGCCGAAGAAAAGTACGGTCTGACCCAAAAAGAAAAGGAACACGCCGATGCTATGCAGCAAAGCAGCGAAACGTCTTCGCGGTTACTTGAAGACCAGAAAGAAGCAACAAAGGCCACCAGAGAAGAATACGACGAATATCAGAATCTTGTCGGTGAATTGCAGGGTCTTGTCGGCAAAAATGGCGAGGTAGCGGAGGCTTATCAGGAGCGGGCCGATACGATTGTCAGCGAACTTGGAGCAGCGTTCGAACTTGAAAAAGATGAGAACGGTAAAGTTGCCGGAACTTATCAGGAAATCATTGACAAAATCAATGAGACCATCAAGAAGAAGAGAGAGCTGGCGATCATCAATGCGACTGAGGAACAGTATAATAATGCTAAGCAAAACGTTGAAGCTGCCGGTGCCGCACAATTGGCCGACGAAAAAGCATTAGAAGAAGCTCAAAATAAGCTTTCCGAACTATATGCCGAGCGAGATAGAATACAAGGTGTTGCGGATAGCATCTTCGGGCGAAGGGAAGATTCGTTTGGTATTGCCGGAATGGTCCGTGTTGCGATAGGATCTTTAGGCGAGGCAAAGATCAACGCTGAAATAGAGGCGCTCGAAAATAAAATCAATGGCGAAGGCGGCTTAATAGAGACCCTCGCCCAGTCCACAGAGGCTTACACGAACTTCAACACAATCATTTCGAACGTAGAAGGATTTGTTGCAACTGCAAATGCTGGCGAAGATACTTCTGAAGCACTGTTTCGGCTTGAAAACGGCATCAAAAGCGCTTCAACCGCCACGAAAGAAGAACTCGTGGCGCAAGCAGATGCGGCAAAGGAGGCTTTGGATCAGGCAAAGGCACTCGCCGCCGCGGGAGACCCAAACGCTTCGGAAGAGTACCTTGCGAAAGTACAGAAAATCTATGATATTGCTGCGGAGGAACTGGCAAAAACCGGAGAAAAAGGATGGATTGAGTACGGTCGAGTGTCAAAAGAAACTTTCGACGCTGGCGAATCAGATCGAACCGAGACCGGGGAAAAAGCTGTTTCCGATATTGTCGAGGGCATCGATAGCAAAACTCCGTTATTTAAGCCAAAAGGGTATGAACAAACTTCAGACTGGATGGCTGGAATGCAAAACGGTATATCAGAGCATTATAGTCCCTTGAAAACACTTGTCGACAGAGTTCTCGGGTTGTTTATCGACAAGCCAGTGGAAGATCTCGACGAAGGATCTCCTTCAAGGCTTGCAGAAAAGATAACCGCTTTCTATGGCGACGGTATGATCATTGGACTGAAGAAGAAAGAAGACGGCGTGCGTTCCGCGAGCACCGCTCTGACTAACGCCATTACGTCATCGTCGCGCAGCATCGAATCTGTTCTCAGTGACGATTACAGCGACGCGTTTACTATCAGTCCGGTAGTGGACGCCTCTGCCGTTGGTCAGACATCGAGAACGCTTGCGGATCTTCTTGCGGCCAGTTCGTATTCTACTGGCACGGAATTCTCATGGCTGAAAGAACTGCCTAAAAGCGCAAACGAAAAAAATCCTACGCTCGACGAACTTCGTGGTCTTCGTGCCGACATGGCCCGCTTCAACGAGAGGCTTGGGCGGCTGCAGGTGCGTATGGACAGCGGGGTGCTGGTCGGTGAGCTGGCTGATCCGATGGACGAAGAACTCGGCCGCAGGGCCACAATAGGACAAAGGGGGTAAATATTATGTATTTCGGAGGCCATTCCATCCGGTTTTATCCGAATGAGGACCACGTCGGAAAGTATCTTTTCGACAGTGAAAAGGAACTTGATATTTGCCCCGACACGTGGAAAACGTGGAAACTGATACCGAACGAGAAACCGATTTTTGCCTCCCCGGAGTTTGACGACGAATTGTTGCAGATTCCGGGGCGGCACGGCCTCGTGAGGTTGACGAAAGGCGGCATCGGCCATACGGTGTACGGCAACATCAAAGGGTCCATCGACTTTACGCCGGACCCGGACGAGATTACGCATTTTCCGGGATTATATTCCGACATCTGCCGGTATCTGCACGGCAAAGAGAGACTGGCCGTCCTTCGGGACGACCGGTACTTCTTTTATAAAGGCCTGTTCCGGGTGAAATCCATCACCCCGGACAAGTATTACGACAAGATCAGTATCGAATACTCGCTGGAGCCGTTCAAGTACGAGCGGTGGGATGGTTCCGGTCGCTTAGAGGATGACTGGCGTTGGAACGATTTTGACTTTGAGTGCGGAATCGCCAGAGACCGCGCCACCGGGAACGAGCAATCGTATACCGTTGTGCTGGAGGCGGAAGAATCCCGGACGGTTTCGATACTTCCCCGTGATATTCGCATGCCGCTGCTGGCAAAATCTTCGGTGGCAGGCATAACCGTCGGCGGGTTCAGTATTACTGCGGCTAATATATGGTACAAAGTATTATATTTGCCGGAGGAGGACCTTGACGGAGCCGTCGCAATAAGGAAGAAACCGGACCCGATACCCGTTGTGCTCAGCAACAGCGGAAAATCGGCGGCGACGGTAAGTCTCAGATACAGAGGTGCGGAATTATGAGCATTGTTAATCGCATCCGATGGGACAACGATATTATTCTCGATACCCGTGATAATGATGTCGAAATGTCCGAGGCTAAGTATAGTGCATCATTTACGGACCGGATCGCCGACATCAAAATCGATATGACGATACTCCCCTCGCACCCAAAGTACGAGTATTTAAAAAATCGGATTCTTCCGGAGCATCCTCAGCCAAGGCCAATTGTAGAACGGACGTCGACTATCTGGGCGTGGGACAACGGCCGAGAGATCTTTCACGGACGGCCTATTTCCGCCGATTGTGATATTTATCACAGATTGAAGGTCACCTGTGAATGTGACGCGAAATTCCTCGAAGACGTGCCTGATATTTTCTCAATGGTCAGCCTCGATGACAAGACGGAAAAAATCCAGTTTGGGGCTGCGATCGAAAAGATATTTATGGCATACGATCCCGATCCGCATGCGCCAACGCACAATTACGGTTATAACCGTCATGCCGGATCTTACAGAAAAATCTATCTCGGAGGAATTTCCGATGGGTTGAGAGAAAAGGAAATAGACAAACCGTCGAACAACTCTGTATACAGCAATCTGAAGTCATGGCTTGATGCGGTGGAAGGATACGCCAAAGTTACCGTGGTTGATGATCATTACGAGCTGTTCATTTCGGAATCGAGAGGTGTCGAGGACGACAAGTTCTTTGTGCGATACGGAGAAAATGTCACTGATTACAAGATACAGCGTGGAGCGGAAAATTTTTATACCGCCATTCACGCTGTAGGAAAAGACGGTGACAATTTTGTTGTTCCCGACGGCAAAGAGACCCTCGACAGCGAGTTCAGGTTCTGGCTTCCAGACCAAGAAAGCTCGGGCGTCATTGCCGGTAAAGTGATACAGCATTTTGAAGGCGCGCAAACTTACGGGGAAATAATGTATCACGAAGAGTTTGACGTGAAGGATGAAACTTCCAAGCGCCAAGCTGTTGTGGATAAAGCGGTGGAATCGTTAAAAAAGAAAATGAAGCACTACGAATCGATTGATATTTCCGTCGTAGATCCTCGACTTCTCGGATATGGTAACGATTCCTTTCCGGTTCTCGGCAACAGTTACGCCATTGACATTCCGCTGTTTTATG